ATTTTTGGTCTATGAAGACACGGCTTGTGGAGTTTATCAATGAACGTTTCGGAGAAAATGGAACAGTCATACCGAACGCTTTTAATGATCTAGTTGAATCATCAATTGCCATTATGTTGATTGAAAACTGGGCCTTTCTGGCTGATACGTTGTCTTTCAAAATGGATCAAATAGTCAATGAATTATTCATAGACACCGTTACTGAACTTGAAAATGCGTTTCGTCTATCCAAACTTGTTGGATTCGAGCCAACTCCTCCTATTCCCTCTAGATCTCTCTGGACGGCTACCATATTCAACACCCTATTAAATGATGTGGCTCTTGCTGCTCCTGTTTTGGTAGACCTGACAGTAGACGAAGGTCCCATAACGATAGAGTTATTTCCGGCAGACCCAAATAACAATCCGATTTTTGACGAAGACATCATTATTCCTGCGGGTAGTTTAGTGAACCAGAGCATAGTTGGATTAGAAGGTCGAACAATTATTGATGCCTTCACGGGAAATGGCGAAACCTTGCAGAATTACGAACTTACAAATCCCTCCGTTATATTTGATTCAATTATAGTAAAAGTTGATGGTGTAACTTGGGATAGGGTCGATTTCTTTACAGATTCTCAACCTCGTAGAGAATATAGGGTAGAATATAACTCAACCTATACGGCATTCATTATGTTTGGCAACAATCGTGCCGGATTGAGCCCATCTGTGGGATCGATAATAGAGGTAACCTATAGAATTGGCGGAGGCACCAGAGGAAATATCGTAACAGGGTACGTAGAAACACAGCGACAAGCGGTAGTACAAGGCCTAGATTTTTCGGTTCCTGTTGGCCTTAGAAACTACACAAGGGGAGAATTTGGCTACGATGGGGACACGTTGGAAGACATTCGACGCAAATTGCCTGAATGGTTAAGAACCCAGGACAGGGCCGTGACAGGATTAGACTATAAGACATTGGCTGACCAATTTGCCACCCCATATCACGGGCAAGTCGGGAAAAGTACTGCTGTTTTGAGACAAAGTGGATGTGCCGCTAACATTGTTGATCTTTACATCCTGGCGAGGGATGGATTTACCTTAATTCCTGCTGGAGATGAACTTAAGGCTGATCTTTTGGACGAATTGGACGAGAAAAAGATGCTAACAGACCATGTTTGCATCAAAGATGGCACAAAAATCCTTGTAGACATTTCGCTAGAGGCCGTAACAGATCGTTTCAATCGGAAATTCGAGCAGGAAATCCGCACGAATATTGAAAGAAGGGTAGATTCCTTCTTCGATCTAAATAACTGGGAATTTGGGCAAACTCTTCAAGCTAAAGATCTAACTAAAGCTCTGGCTGATATCGGGCAGGTCCAAAGCTACGAGATTACTTTCGTCACGAATGACGAGAACAATTCAGGCACAATTATCACAGCCGAATTTTTCGAGATAATCCGACCAGACGAGCTAACAATTTCATTCGTATTCACATGATAAAAACAATATATGAATCACCCACGATAACCGATACGATTCTGTTCGAGTTACTGACAACAGATTCAGATGGATGTCCATTGACTCCATACAAAGTCGATAGGGTAACAATCTACTTCGCAGAACGTGAGTTTACAAGTCAAAACTACACGTCGTATGACAATACGCTCATAGAGCCCCGATTACTCGAAGAATACGAGGAGGCAAAGAGAGCCGCCTGTGATGATCCAACGGAAGCGAATCTCAAGGCTTTGGCTGATGTCGAAGAGCAGATAGAACTGACAAAGAAGGTTTCTACCTTCTATTACAAACACGCAGTTCCAGTTCAAACCTTTGGATTCCAAGACTCGACGGGAGAAACAGAAGACTTTCCTGCATGGCTCAATCCAGACAGCGTACCACCAGATGAAAGAGAAAAGGTAAAAGAAGACAACATTCTCACACAGGAACTCGACGATGATGGAGATCCCATAGACGGGAAATTCAACCTAATCTGGGAGCCTTTGGGAATGCAAGAGGGCGACTATTTCATCTGTTGGACCTGGACTCCTTACGTAGCTAGCGATACGATAACAGCCCATTTGCCGTTCTTTTTGCTGGGTGATTCGAGACTCACAACGTCAATTCCCACGCACTTCACAGATCCAGAGAAGTACGAAACTTTGATGGAAAGATATCTGCCGGAAACTTTTAAGAGAAGACTCGCCTCATCCGATCTTAGCCCCGAGGTTCTTCAAGAACTTAATAATTCTGTGGCGGCGGGTTTCACTTTCCTGGAAGATTTGGCAAACCAGATTGTCGATATGGTCGATGCCAACGTCACAAGGGAAAACTTTCTCCCCGCTATGGGCAATCTGTTTGATTTGCAGCTTAAAACCGCCGACCCGACACTTTGGCGGCGACAGATCAAGCAGGCAATACCCACCTACAAGAAAAAGGGCACCTATCAAGGTTTGAGTGATGCCTTGGGAGCAGCGGGTATGTCGCTCCAGAAATTCACGCGACTTTGGCAGGTTATTTCCCCTTACACATGGCAGGATTATTTCGATGTGGCGGAAGACCAAATAGAATTTACCCTATGCAAGAATGCCCTTCCACTAGATCTCGACAACTTTGAACTGTATTGGCGAGGCGTCGATGATGAAAATTGGACAGAATTAACATCGGACTATATCGATTTTGATGATACCAACGATTCATTCACCTGGATTGGGGATCAACTTTCCGTAGAGCCCATCATTTTGGAAACAGGAGATTCGATCAGGATAATCTACAAAATAGTCGAGGTTCCAGGAAGCACAGAACAAGCCATTGAAGATTATATCCGTAGTTTGCCATTAGCAGATCTAAGAGATGAAAGAGATCAGTGCTATCCGCCCAAGAACTGGAACGTCAGGGTAATTGAAGAAGACGACCCGATGTTTGATTTGGTCATTCCCATCAGGCATCCTCTACATGACCTTCTTATATTCGGCATGATCCGAACAGAATTCCCCTATTCGGAAAATGTCTATAATATGGAAGAATACAATGGCAGTACGAGGGAATCCACGAATCCGTGCCATATTGATAAGGCTTTTATTGATCCTTGCACGAACTGCTTGGGAAGCAATTACAGTGTCGATATCGAGGTCGAGGGATTGGCAGACGACAGGATCGTAGAGGCCCAGAATACTCTGCGGGATTTTGTTCCTTTCCAAGCTATTCTCCATTCGATCAATTTTACAGGAGCAATCAATGAATTTGTAAAGCCTCCTGTTGAAGAAATTAACGTGCTGATTCATATGCGTGGAGAAGAAATTGTATTGGCAGGAGAAGGGCAATACATCTTCAATCGAGTAGTCCCCAACGAAACAACCCTGGCGATACTTAAAAGAACAATGCTGGCGGATATGGAGAGTAAGGTGACATCGGCCAGTGGGACAGCATACAACGATTATGTTGCAATCTATTCGCCAGGATCTACTACCAGAGGAGATGATGCTCAAGGCGGCTTTGAGAAATTCGATGAATTACCGATCAACACAGAAAGTGTCAGTGGGACTCCCTTGGATAATTCGAACTGGCTTGAGATTTTTGCCCCACACGTCCTGGCAGGGGATTATTCGGTAAAAGATCCAGAGGACTATTCGGCTGTAATTGCCGCATCCAATCCAGCCTACACGGAACCAGTAGACGAGAGCCAATTTACATTCAGACTATCTAACAAAATACTTGAAGAAGATCCTGTGAATATCAGCCAAGATGATGTATTTACTTTTAACGATTCCGCCGTAGATTTCGCAGAACTAGGGGTAAAAAGCCAATGGGATAAGGAGTATACAGAATATACAGGAAATCCTTGGGAACTAACCATAACGTCCAGCGGTTACAGCACTTACGAAGTGATAAATGTGCTTCCAGATGGAATTCTCCTGATAGAAGATGATGGAAGTCTACCCACATCCGACACAAGCGGTCTAACCTGGATTATAAAGGATGATGGAGGCACCACCCGTGCCTCTGGCACGGGTGGTGCCCTTTCTGTACGTCGTCGCGGAAGGGTGGACTTTAGACCTGGAAGTGTTGCTGTACCGATAGAAGATATTAGAAATTACATTAAAATTGGCGATTACCTTCTCTACAGTGGGACACAGTATAAAATCATCGGTTTTCACGAATCGGACGCACATCAATGCTACATTAGCGAGTACACAAGTGGCGACGTAGCTGGAGTCACAGTGAGTGTTTATCGTCGTTTGATCGAAAACGCGATAGGGCAATTTGGCTATAAAGGTCTCCGACTAGAGACCCTTGTGGATCATGAGACGGGGCTTCCGATTACAAATGGAGTCAATGCTGCTCATCTACCGGATGGCAGCTTGGACGCATCAGAGAGCAGCAAATTCAAGGAAAACTACCTAATTCTAATTGGTACGGATTACTATGCTATTGAAGAAATCGATGGCAAAATCATTACCCTGGGTGGTCCTCACAATGATTGGAAGGTGGCTGGGACTTCGGTTACCTACGATATTTACAGATTCGTAAATCAGCCATTGAGCATTCCAGAGCGATCCGAGCCATATGTCCCAGGACATGATTTTGATTTCGTAGATCGTCGGGGCAAGGCGATAATCGAGGTAGAAACGGAGACAGCGACACCGATGGCATTAAATGTTCATATATTGAATGCCGCA